CAGTCCCCGTACCTGTGTTTGAAGTAGCCGGAAAATCAGAAGGAAATAATGAGATAAAATGGAATTCGTCAAATATATATGTAGGAGAAGCAATTGATCATAATTCTAAAGTATCAATAGAAGCTTCTTATTATATACAAATAAGTCAGTATAATGAAGTTGCAATATTTCCATCTGAAGACATATATGTATATTATTTAAATGCTGAAAAAATTATTGGAGCTTATATTTTACCAGAAAGTAGTATAATAGATACGACATATAAAATTCAAAATTGGTTTGAAAATTATCAAACTACTGCCAATACTTTTTTTGATATAAACCCATCTGATAATGTAGATATATATGATGCAATAGATATAGAAAATAATTTAACTTATATAAATGACGCAAAATATAATAAGACTATGAAAGATTTAATAACTAAATTGGATAACAATGAAAGCTCTTATGTAGAAGATCTAAAAGCTTTATTAATTGATGCATATGGATATGACTTTTCCAACAAAAGCGACGGAGAAATTATAGAAACAATTAAACAATTTTTATTCGTTAAAAAATCGTTAGGCTCAGACTCAGTTATTATTTCTTCTGATATTATAACACCAACAAATGAATTATTAATTTTAATTGCCAGCTTGGCCTCCTCAGAAAGAATAATAAATGGATATGAAATTGATGATAAAGACAAGGAATATCTTTTACAATCTACAAAAGTTATGGATTATAAATTATATGGTAATATACTAATCTTTTTATATGATGAAGACTATTATGAATTTAGATGGAATCAAGATGAGACAGACAAAAAAATTCAAGATAATGATGGATTATATGTTAAAGTAACAGATGGTTTTTATACAACAAGCAATCCAATTATAAAATATAATAATTTTTATACCCATGATACTACGAAACTCACTGCTAAAGATGATACTTATGCTCTCTTTATTCCAAGAGCAGATTTAATAGGTGGAGAAATTATACAATTAAGATTAACTGAAAAAGGAAAAAGTAAAAAAATGTTAAATTTAAATTCAAAAACAATATCTGAACATGGATTTGTAGACTTTATTACAAGTAATTCTAAATTATTCTTGTCTTTACATAATTCTTTTGCAGATAATTTAACACAGTATAATCATAGAACAACTTTATTTTTCGATGATACTACACCAGAAAATGTTTTAAATGAAGATGGAGAATCCAGACCTTTTACCTGTGTTGATGATTGGTTCTGTAATGGAATAGAATGTCAATATTTTAAACCGAATACTTTAAAAATTGATGAAAAAACTGTCACCGGAACAAGAATTTATAAACACTCCAATTTAAAAATTAAAGCTTCTATGATTTGTAAAAATGAAGAATTTAAAGATAATAGTTTTATTTTTGAGGCAGGACCCACTGATAATCCTTCAACAAATGATATTTATTACACCTTTGCAAGACAAATGGCTTATTCAGCAGCACAAAGAAATAATTTAATTTTTTATTCTTCTCCTGCAACTATTGAGGATGACATGTTTATTCATTCTCCAACTCAATTGTTATTGGCCCCTTCTTTAAGAAAAGATGAGAGTATTCAGCCTCCATATTGGGAAGGAAAAGTTGATAGTTCTGATGAAGCAAAGAAAAAAATGAGAGGAGCCCATAGCGTTATGTTATCTAAAAATAATATTTGTAAAATAGCAGACATAAAAAATATGATTTATAGAAATTCTTTAGTAAAAGAACATACTCCTCCAATGATAGAGGCTGTGTGGGGTATGAGAAATGTAGATAATTATATTAAAAAGAAAACTTTAAAATATATTATTATTGAAAGAGAACCTGGAAGTAGAAATTCTACTTATGGGCCTAATTGTATTGATTTATCTTGCTCTGATGGGTATTTGCATGATAAAGATGGTATGAAGAGCTTGAGAAATCAAGATCTTCACAATCAAGAAGAATGTCGAGTAAAATGGTATGATAAAGAAGGACAATTTACTGATTATAAGGATGGTTATTTCCCTCCTGGAGATGCTAAATATGGCGTAATAGATTTAACAGGATTAAATCTTGAAGAAACTCGAAATTTTATAGTTCGTTTTTATTCTTCAAATTTAAAATATGCAGATTCAAATTCTACCAGATTTGATGAATTTACATTTCAACTTGAAGAAAATGGCGAATATCATTTGAGGCGGCCAATATTTAAAATGGCTTATTTCTTAGGAATAGATTCCACCGGAAAATCAACTACAACACAAAAATTCTTAGAGAGTGATGAATAATGTCATTTACATATACATTCCAAGAATCTGATGCTGGTAAGACATTTCGTCTTACCGCATCTCTTAAAAGTGACCCATCAATTACCGATTCAATTTTAATTAATTGTAAAAATACCATTCCAATACTCACTCCTTCTGAAGAAATAGGAAGCTTTCCGGAGGGCACTTCATCAGAGTCTTTTGTTCTTATATATCAATTAAATCAAGACTATGTTTCTACTTTAGAGGCCGATACTTTAAATGAATATGCTTATAATTACCTGGAAGATATAAAAGGAGAGCGAAATGAGAATATTACCTATTATGCAGAAGATGAAAATGGAATTTATCTTTATGTAGTTAAATCTGAAACCGATAGTTACGACAATGAGATTGTTCCTATAAATGGGATTGATTGTTATAAAGTTTATGTTGGCGGCACAGCAGAAATTATAGGCTTTGCAAAAGACCCGTCCGAAACAGGAAGTTATTCATTAACATTGTCGAATGGATATTGTGGTGAAATAGCAAATAAAATTTATCTATTTGTAACTAATTCTGCTCAATTAGTTAATATAGTTAAAAGCAATGGAACTCCAGTTGGCTTTTATTATGAAACAGAAAACTCAACAAATACTAAATATTTTACAGATAAAAACACTTATCTTGAAAAAGGATATTATTTATCTATCGGCAATTATTGTACTATTGACAATGCCTTAGCTCCTTCAAATGGAGAAGTTATAAATTATGTATTTGCAGACGGAAATATAGATGCTATTATTACATCAGATACTATGACTGAATTAAGTTGTTTCGCTGATATTGTTAATGCAAAAAAAATAGTTTTGTCTTCTAATATTAAAAAAATAGGCAATTACTGTTTTTATGGCTCTAATGTTTCCGGTGAAATTACCCTTGAAACTGCTCTGTTAGAGGAAATTGGGGACTATGCCTTTGCTAATATGTCAAATCTAAAATTATTAAATATTAATGCTAATGAAAATGGATATAGCAATATGCCAGAAACTCTTAGGAAAATTGGTAATTATGCTTTTGTAAATAGTGCCGGCTTGCAAAAAATTAGTTTAATAGATTGCATTAATATTCAAGAAGTTGGGGAACAGGCATTTTCTAATTGTATTAATTTAAGATATGTAAAATATTTAAAATCTCAGATAGAACCTGATGGTATAACATTTACACAACTCTTATATTTGCCGCCAGAACAAGGTACTGATGGAAACTATGCACCAAGAAATATTGGTACACAATTGGTTACTGCTGGATATGAGTATAATTATGAGGCGGCAACAGCATACCCAGCAACAGAAGAAGAAAAAACAAATAGTAAAAAAACTTTTTTAAATGACAGTAATATTTCTTGGAGCTGTTATTAAATTAAAATAAGTCAAGGAGCAATCCTTGACTTTTTTATTTAATTATGATATAATATTAATAGACTTATAGAGAGGAGAAGAAAATATGAAAGAAATTGAGGTGTATTATAAATGAATTTTAATGTGCGTCAAAAGAAAGTTATTAATGCAACAGAACCTAATATAATTTGTTTAGCCGGAGCTGGATGCGGGAAATGCATACCAAATTCAACTAACATTCCAACTCCAGATGGATGGAGGAAAGTAGAAGAAATTAAAATAGGAGATTATCTATTTGATAGACAAGGAAATCCAACAAAAGTATTAGGAGTATATCCTCAAGGTAAAAAAGAAGTTTATGAAATTACTTTTGGAGACGGTAGACAAGCAAAGTGTAGTATAGACCATATTTGGAGTGTTCATAAGCGAACATGGGGCGAAGCTAATTATTACAGAGAAAGAACAACAGAAGAAATTCTTAAAGATAATTATAAAATAGTAGATAAAAGAGGTCGAAAACAACATAGTTATTCAATTCCATGTTGTCAGCCGGTCCAGTATTCTGAAAAAACCTATCTAATACACCCCTATGTTATTGGAGCCTTTTTAGGGGATGGGTGTTGTAAGGGCCATTCTCGACTGGTATTGTCATCAGAAAATGATGAAATTCCAGAATATTGTGCAGAACTAATAGGGAATATAGAAATAAAAGATTGGTATGGACAAAAATATAAACATACTTTTTTTAATAAAACGACACAAGAATATCTTCTTACAAAAGATTTTTTTAAGGATTTTTCAGAAGAGCTGTTACAATATTCTTATGATAAAAAAATTCCAAGTATATATAAATACGGTTCTATTGAGCAGAGATATCAACTTCTACAAGGATTGTTTGATACAGATGGTTCAATTCAAAAAAATAATGGGTCAGTATCTTTTACATCTACAAGTTTATCCTTAATTAAAGATGTACAAGAAGTTTTATATTCTCTTGGTCATTCTTCCATTATAACAGAGACAAAAAGAAAGTCTTTATATACAAACACTTGTTATACTCTGAGAGTAAACATGTCCCATAAAGATAAAATTAATTTATTTAAATTAAAAAGAAAAAGAAAAATTGCAGAAAGTTTTAAAGATAAAAAACAAAGACATGATTATACTAAAACTACTATTGTTAATATTAAAAAACTTGACTACTCGGAAGATATGACTTGTTTTTATGTAGATAATAGAGAGCATTTATTTCTTATGAATGACTTTATAGTAACTCACAATACATCAGTTCTTACAGAAAGAATATCACACTTAATAACTGAAAATAATGTAGATCCTAAAAAAATTGTTGCTATAAGCTTTACGACTATGGCGGCGGAAGAAATGAAGAAAAGACTTGGAGATATTGCAGAGGGAGCCTTTATAGGCACAATTCATAGTTATGCTAATTCAATTTGTATTGCCAACGGTATATCTACTGAAAAATATCTTGCAGACGCAGAGTTTGATAAAATTATTGAAAAGGTATTAACAATACCAATTAAGCGATACTTCCCCGTAACTCATCTTCTTGTAGATGAATTTCAGGATACTGGCTCTTTAGAATATCGCTTTATTGAAAGAATACCTGCAAAAAATCGTTTCTATATCGGGGACGAGCGGCAGGCGATATATGGATTTAAAGGATGTAGTGATGAATTTTTAAGAATGTGTCATTCAGATATCTCATTTACTACATACTATTTGAATCAGAACTATCGCTGTGCTCCAAATATATTATCTTTTGCAGACAGTTATCTCAATACAATGGATAAGATAAGTCTAAAATCTGAAGCGGTAAAAACTAAAGATGGAATTGTCGAAGAAGATTCAACTCTACTTGATGCTATTGAAGAGCTTGAATGGACAGGAGATTATCAAAACTGGGCAATTATTTGTAGAACAAACAATGAACTTGCCGCGGCAGTTGATTTTCTTGACAAACGAAAAATTCCAAATCTTTCCTTTAAAAAGGGAGACTTAGATTTAGTTGAAATGGAAGGGCTGTTACGAGAGAATAAAGTTAAAGTTCTTACAATTCATACTGCAAAAGGACTTGAATTTAAAAAAGTTATTGTTATAGGAGCAAAAACTTTTAATGAAGAGGAAAGAAAAATAAGTTATGTTGCGGCAACAAGAGCGGAGCAAGCTTTATATTGCTGTCCTTCTATATGTAAAAGAGGAAAGAAAGGACGCCCACAAAATAGAGATGTAGCTGAAGCTGGAAAAATTATTCAACAAATGGCAAAAAATAATATTGTTTTTTAAGGTGAGGAGAGTGAGTAACCATTTAATTTATCAAGACAATGATATGAAGGTAGAAATACTTGGAGAATTTCATAATCTTATGAAGAAAATCGGCATACCTTCTAATAGATTATCTGAAGTACAATTCAATATTTTATTAAAATGTATTTTCCATTTACTTGAAGAGAAAAATTTTCCAGTAAAAAATAAGAAAGTTATATCCTGCTCTCTTGTGCCTGTAATACAACAGGGAAAAATAATAGAAATGTCAGAAATGTTTTCTGATTTTAAATTTGCCTTTCAAGTGTTAAGTAGTGAAGGTAAATATACTCCAGAAATAAAAGATTTTATTGATGAACATTACGCCGCGGACAAGATTGTTTTTGATTCTAATTTTTTTGAGGAGCCAGTATACACTGTATCAGGATACTTTGCGATGATAAAAGAGAACAATCTTTTAATTACCTTATTTACCCTTGATGAAAAAATTGAAGATTCTGACTAAAAATATCACATATTAATAGAGGGTTTTACCTCTTTATTATATAACAGTAATTCCAAATTTTTGAAAAGTCAGCAATGACGTATTAAAAAGGAGGAAAAATAAAATGAAGAAGAATATTAAGAGAACAACGAAAGTAGTCGTCGCCATTATGGCGGCAATATTAATGTTTTTTGTACCGATTGGACAGATAGTTTCAGTTGCAGACATTACTGAAGAACCTACGCCTTTTATCACAGAAGAAGTATTAAGTAATGCTCCAACAGAAATAATCACTACAAATATTGGTAGTATTGTTACAACAGTTCCTGTTACTACAGCAATAACCACAACAACAACTGTAGAAACAACTGTAACCACAACTACTATAAAAATTACAACAGAAAAGAAAAAGGTTTTTATTTTTAAACCTGAAACTCATTATGTACACACAAAAGACTGTTATTGGACGGAGTGTGGAACAATTGAAGAAATTACAAATACAGAGGACATTGAAGCACGTTTATGCGATGAGTGTTGCCCAGATATAGAGATAATGAATGAATACGTTGAACCAGAATCAGAATCAGAATCGGAGTTAATTATTTATAATTATAATTATTCAAGTGGGGAGATATTAACGCCAAGCAGTGGTGTGGCATATGGTCCCTCAGGTTTTGAAACTTATTATAATCTTGATATGACCGGAGTTATTAATGTTATGAGTAGCTACGGTTATAGTCAGAGTGATTATTGGGTTAGAGATGATGGATGTAAAATGTTAGGAAATTATATTATGGTTGCAGCAAATTTAGATATTAGACCAAGAGGAACCATTCTTGAGTGTAGTTTAGGACCTGCAATAGTATGTGATACTGGACATTTTTCATATAATAATCCTTATCAACTTGATATAGCAGTCAATTGGTAATATTATCCCTTTAATTCATTGTGATTGGCAACCATAATGAAAAGATAGCGTATTAGATGGCAATAATGCGTGAGCAAAAAACCAAATAAAAAGTGAAAATATCGTTATGGAATTACTGTTTATACTAAGGCATAGAGTTATCTCTATGCCTTTATTTATTGACTTTTTTATAGAATTATGATATAATATTATTATAAAAATAAAATAGGAGGGAGGATATGAGTGATAAATATATTATTGCAGATACAAAATTCAATCATCCTTTAGCGGCGAAAGATGCAGGAAAAACAATAGAAGAATATAATCAGATGTTAATAAACAATTGGAATAGTGTTGTTAAGGAAGATGATTTAGTATTTGTATTTGGGGTATTTGGAGTTGGGAAAGGAGCTGAGCTAAAACCTATAATACAACAATTAAATGGAAAGATATACATGATGTCACACCCAGATAATAAATATTTAAAACCTGATAGATGGAAAAGGCTTGGTATTGATGTTGTTTGGAATGTTAATCTTTTAAGAACAGACAGAGAAAATCAATCTATATTAATTCCCGTATCTGAAAACTATGATAAAAGTGAGTATACTTATTATTGTTTATCCGAAAAATATGGTATGAATGAGGTTTATAAGAATAATTGCTTAAATATTAATCTAAAATATTGGGATTATACGCCTCTTAACTATGATGAATTATGGGATATTATGGATAGATTAAAGGTATTTGAAGAAATGGAGGATACTAATGAAAATAAATAACTGGTACAAAGAAGATTTTATTTCATTGATAGCAGAGGAACGTCAGAGTGTCATCAATCATCGCTCTGAAGTAATTAATCGTTTTGGAAGTAATTCCAAAGAAGAAAGAGATGCTAAGGAATACATCTCATTCTTAGAAAATCTTATTAATAAGAATAAATAACGGGAGGTATATAAATGAATGTTAAATTATTAAGTATGACACAAAATCCCTTAGAAACTATGGCATATGCAGCATCTCGGTGTTATATGTCTGAGCCGCGAGTTGAAATTGTTAAGCATTGTTGGGAGAGTGGACATTGTTCAATAGCAGAGCACGCTTATTTTACTTTTGAAATTACGGGAGTTTCAAGGTCTTTACTTGCTCAGTTAACTCGTCATAGATTAGCTTCCTATAGTGTAACTTCTCAAAGATATGTTGATATGAAGGATTATGATATGATAATTCCTCATGAGATAAATAACAATCCCGCGGCTAAAGAAATATTCAATAAAGCAATAGACGCAACAAGAGACTGTTACAAAGAATTGCAAGAGCTTGATATAAAAAATGAAGATGCTCGAGCAGTACTTCCCAATGCTTGTTCTACAAATCTTGTTATGACTATTAACCTTAGAGGTCTTAGTAATTTTATGAATGAAAGACTATGTTGTTTTGATGAACAAACAGAAGTTCTTACAAATAATGGCTGGAAAAAATTTAAAGATTGCACGCAAAATGATGAATTTTATACTCTAAACATAGAAACAGATGAAATGGAATTAACAAGAGCAAAGAAATTTATTTCTTATCCCGTTGATGAAGAATTAATTCATTTAAAGGGACAATCTATTGATCATTTTAGTACCTACGACCATAATATGGTAGTTTCAAAAAGTTATGCAAAAAATGGCGAAAAAAAATGGGAAATAATGCCAGCGCAAGAAGCTATGAATTGTAAGCATCTTTCTGTAAAAAAGAATTGTAAACCCATTAAGGGGGCAACGCCAAAGACATTTACAATTCCTCAAACCTTTACCTTACAACATAATCAATATAAAGAATGGAAAAAAATTTATGAGGAAAGAGAGGTTCCGATTAAAGAGTTTTTACAATTTTTAGGTTTTTATTTGTCTGATGGTTGTTGCGTAAAAACTGGAGGACATTACAATATACTTTTATCAAAAGGAGATTACAACACAATAGAAAAATATAAAAATATTTGTGAAAAAATTACAAACAACTCTGTTAATATTATAGAGGATAAAAAAAATTGTTGGAAAATTGTTTTTCACGATATAAATTTATTTAATTATCTTTCTAATTTTGGCAAGGCTAAGGAAAAATTTATCCCAGATTTTGTATGGGCATTAGATTATTCTTTATTACAAAGCTTATTTGAAGGATTTAAAGACGGAGACTTAAATAAGAAGGAGAGTACTTTAACAACCATTTCTCCTCATTTAGCAAATGATTTACAAAGATTGCTTATTCATTTGGGCTTATCTGGTACTATTTCTGTTTCTGATAGAATAGGACAGAAGGGTGGAACAGTTATAGACAGAAACGGTAAAAAAAGGACCATAGTTAATAAAAATCTTGTATATAATGTATTTATTAATCACACTAAAAATGAACCTTTAATGATTACAACTACAAGAAACAATTTTTCAAAAGAAAAATATTGCGGATTGGTATATTGTGTTGAATTAGAAAAGAATTATACCCTATATATTAGAAGAAATGGAAAAACTTGTTGGTCGGGAAATTGTCGTGCACAAGATGAAATTCGTCAACTCGCAAAGTTAATGAAAGAGGCAGTATTATCTGAAAACTGTTGGGGAGATCTTAAGGAATATCTTGATAAAAGAATATTAGTACCAAAGTGTGAAAAAAATAAGGTTAAGTTCTGTCCAGAGCGTAAGTCTTGTGGTAGACAGAAGACAGCAAAAGAGATTAATGAGATTATATCTAAATCTATTATAGAAGAAAAATAAAGAAAGGTGTTAAATGGAGAGTATGATAAGTATAATTATAATAGGAATATTAATTAGTTGTATAATCGGTATATTGCTCTATTTTCTTGTGCCGCAAAAGAAAAAGTTTGATGATGGATTTAATTTAGCAATTAAAGACATAGGTAAGGCGGCAGAAGAGTTATATAAAAAAGAACTACAAGAGAAGACTCTTAAAATTGAGCAAGATATTGCGGCGATAGAAGAAAAGAAAAACAATCTTTCTAAGAAATATCAAGATGCCATTCTTGAATTTGAAAATGATTATAAAAACAAAACTGAAGATAAAAAAGTAGCAATTGAGAAAATAATGCAAGAACAAATTCAAGAGATGAAAGCTGAGAATGAAAAGCAGCGAATTGAAATTGATAAGCAGAAGAAAGAAATCTTTGATGACTATGGGGAAGTTGTTAAAGAATATGAGGGAATGAAAGCAAGAGCAAAAGAAAAATATGATAAGGTAATGGAAGAATATGACGCTACTATTATTAAAAAGAAGAAAGAAATACAGAGTTTAATTGAACAGTTTAAAAAAGATGAGGAAGCCCGCAAGGAAGCTGACTTCTATCGTATTTCTATTCCTTCCGCTGCGAAAAATGATATTGATAAACTTAAAGGCGTTGCGGCGCAGTTAAACAATCCTATAATTTTAAACAAGTTTATTTATAAAGAATATTATGAAGCTCCGTTTAATGCAATGTGTGGAAGAGTATTGGGAGAAAATGCTGATAAAAGCGGTATTTATAAAATTACTAATATTAAAAATCAAATGTGTTATATTGGACAGACTAAAGCTGGTTTTAAAAATCGTTGGCGAACACATGTTAAACGAGGATTGGGTTGTGAAGAACAAACCAACAATCGTTTATATGCTGGGCTTAAAGAAGATGGTCTAGAGAACTTTACATTTCAAATACTTGAGATATGTGAAGAAAAAATATTAACAGAAAGAGAACGTTTTTATATTAATTTTTATGACTCAAAAAATTGGGGTTATAATAGTAAAATGTAGGTGATAAAATTGGAAAAATGGCAGATGTTTTCAGAAGAAGAAATAAAAAAGTTTTTGCAGTTATCTAAAACAAAAAAACAATTTGCAGAATATCTTGGATATGTAAAAATAGATTAAAGATTTTGATTGGCTTGCGGCATCGCCGCGGAGCCAACGCGCTTTTTGATTACTTTTTGCCGCGATAGCAAAAAGTAATAAATAAATATGCTAACAAATTTTCATTTCCATGCTAATAAATTTTCATTTCGGTGCTAATAAATTTTCATTTTGGTGCTAACAAATTTTCATTCGCTGCTAACTTTTTTTCATTTTTTCTTTCATTTTATAAAAAATATGAAAAAGTTAGAGGTGGATTTTCATTTTTTTACTTATAAGTATGGAGGTGAGAATTATGTTAAAAACTACCCAAAGGAGATTTGAAGCCTTGGAATATTTAAAAAATAAAAAAACAAAACTCACAACAAAACAATATTTAGTATATTCATATTTAATGTCTATGTCTTGGTGGAACGCCAAAGATAAAGAAGACCATTATTATGTTTACAAAAATCAATTTAAAATAAAAGATGCTTGTGAAATTCTTAATATATCACAACCAACTTGGCGCTCGGCTATTAAAAAATTAAAAGAAGAATTTATTATCAAAGAAAAGGATAAATACTTTGAAATTTCCTTCCCTACTGCTTATGCTCCACTGGATATAGAATTGATTAAATTCTTGATTCCTTTTGGCGCTGAATTGTGTAAAAGAAATGGTGGAAATATTATAAGTGTTTATTCAATAATTTATAGATATTGGTTATCTTGTCAAGAAAATAATGAGGTTTGTGAGATTACAGTAAATCAATTAAAAACAATTTTCACATCGCGGCGCACAAAAGAAGATACAATCATTTATAGATTAATGTTAGGTCTATTTGATTCTTATGGATTAATAGATATGACACCAGTTATAAGAGAAAACAATGGAATAAAATATATGGCATATTTAATTAAAGATGTAAGCTTGACTGTTGATTATAATTTAGATTTAGATTTAAATGCTCCAGAATCAGCAGAAGATATTTTAGAAAAAATAGAAACAAAATATGTAGAAGATATTGAAATTGTAGATTAGTTTTATAAGTCAACCCAACATAAGGGTTGACTTTTTCTCAAAATTATGATATAATTATTATAGTAAATAAGAAAGAGAGGTAATCTTATGGGATTTATTGCTTTAATATTAATTGGTATTGTTATCTATGTTGGTACCGGAACAATTTTTGATATTATATGTAGTTTATTCTTCGGAGGAAAGAAAAAGTGAAATATAATATTATCCTTATAGAATATAATGATTCTATTTATGTACTTCCCACAGAGCAAAAACCTATAAGGTTTAAAATAAAAGAGAATGATTATGATATAAAGGAGGAAAACTATAATGAAAATATTAGTAGTAATTGATATGCAGAAAGATTTTTGTTCGGGAACTCTATCAAATCCTGCGGCTGAGGCGATAATTCCCGGAATTAAGGAACGTATTGAAGCCGCACGAAAGAACAAGGAAATGGTAATTTTTACTCAGGATACCCATATGGAAGACTATCTTGAAACAGAAGAGGGTAAAAAGCTAACAGTAGAACATTGTATCTATGGAACAGATGGTTGGCAGATTGTAGATGAACTTAAAGATGATGCCGGACTCTGTGTTTTAAAACCATCTTTTGCCAGTTTTGACCTTATTGACAGAATACGGACACTATCAAATGCTATGAATGAAAGACCTGAAATTGAAATTTGTGGAACTGCAACCGATATATGCGTTGTATCTAACGCTCTTATGCTTAGGTCGGCATTTTATAATGATAAGGTTGCTGTAAATGAAAGCCTTTGTGCTGGTATAACAAAAGAAAGACATGACGCGGCAATAGCTGTAATGCGTTCATGTATGATTGATATTATATAAAGGAGGAACTTATGGTTCGTTTTGATAATCTCCCTATAATTAAATCTACTTTTCCAAACAATGAAAAGCAGTATGATGATTTTTTTGATATATGTAAGAATAAGAAAAATCATAAGCTGGATTTAATCTATGAGAGTAATGAAGACCTTTTTGATATTGCTATTATGAAGAAGTGGTTTGATGACAACACAATAAATGGAGCAAACCTTGATTTAGTTATGCCTTTCTGTCCTTACGGACAAATGGACAGAAAAATAGAGGGGTCTATGTTTAGTTTCAAGTATTTTGCTCAATTTATTAATTCATTAAATTTTACAACTGTTACTATTTATGACCCTCATTCCAGTGTTATGCCGGCTCTGTTAAATCATTGCATTGTTAAATATCCAATGGACGGAGTATATCCGGAAGAATATGACCTTGTATTTTATGTTGATAATGGTGGATGTAAAAAGTATTCTGAAATTTATGATTATCCTTATAGATACGGAAATAAAAAAAGGAATCTTGATACTGGAGAAATTATTAAATATGAAGTAATAGCTGACAAAGAAGATATTCAAGATAAAAAAATTCTTATCCGAGACGATATATGTATCGGAGGGCGTAGTTTTAAAGAGGCTGCGAAGGCATTAAGAGAAATGGGTGCTACACAGGTAGATTTATACATTACTCATTTAATGAAACCTGCAGAAGAGTTTTATAAAAATCATAAAGATTATGGCATTGAGAACTTTTTCAGCGCCAATACCTTAAATATGCCCTGGTATAAAAAATAAGTCGAGAGAAATCTTGACTTATTTCTTATTTTATGATATAATTATTATAGAAATTTAAATTTTTATAACTTTTGGGAGATTTCTCCACATAAAATATGAGATGAAAATCTTAATATTTTTATAGGAGTGATTAATATGGGAAAAAGAATAGACTTGACTGGACAAAATTTTGGAAGATGGAAAGTCTTGTATCTTGATGAAGAAAAAACAAAACAAAAAAAGAGCACTTATTGGTTTTGTGAATGTCAATGTGATAAACACACTATAAAATCTATTAAAGCGAGTCACTTAAAAGATGGAAGTTCTAAATCTTGTGGCTGTTATCGCAATGAACAGACTCGAAAGTCAAATATGAAGGATATTACTGGAATGCATTTTGGTTTTTTAGAAGCTATAGAGCCAACTGAAAAAAGACGGTGTACGAGTGTAGTGTGGAAATGTTATTGCTCTAATTGTAACTCTTATTGTTTTAAGGCTGAAAATGACTTAAATAGTGGAACTATTTCTTGTGGTTGTATAAATTCTAAAGGAGAAGTAAAAATTAAACAAGTTTTGAAAGAAATGAATTTAAATTTTGTGGAGCAATACGTTTTTGATGATTTAAGAGGGAAAGATAAAAAATATTTACGATTTGATTTTGGAATTATAGAAGATAATAAATTATTATGCTTAATAGAATTTCAAGGAAGTCAGCATTATTATCCTTCTCCTCTCTTTGGAGAAGAGCAATTTAAAAGACAGCAAGAATTAGACGAAGAAAAAAGAAAGTATTGTAATAAAAATAATATTAGATTAATTGAAATTTCTTTCAAAGATTATAATAAAATAAATAAAGATTTTTTAAATAAAAAAATAAAAGGAGATAATTATGTTTAATACTTTATTAAAAACAGATTTTTACAAATGTTGTCATATGTTACAGTATGATAATTCAGTAACTCATTTTACGAGTTATTTAACTCCACGCAATAGTCGATTTAAAACTATTGATAAAATGGTATTTTTTGGTTTATCCAATTTTATTCAAAAGTATTTGGTAGAAGATTTTAATACAACTTTTTTTAATAGAGACTTTCCCTTTATAAAAAAGGAATTTGAAGAAGTGTTAAGAGATGGTTTATTATATGATGAAGAACTTGTGAACAAAACACTTACAAAAGTATCGCAACTTCATACATTAGGTTATTTACCAATAGAAATTAATGCTCTCCCTGAGGGAACTCTTTGTCCTATGGGTGTTCCAGCAATTGAAATTCGTTCTACTCATAAAGATTTTGCTTGGGTGGCACAAGCAATTGAAAGCCTATTGAGTTGTAGCATTTGGCATCCTTGTATTTCAGCAACTATTGCACACGAATATGCTAAAATCGCATCAGCCGCATATACTAAAACCGTAGACAATGGTAATTATAAAAATGGTTGTTGTGATTTTTCGCTTCGCGGGCAAGAAAGTTATGAATCTGCGTTAATTAGTGGGGTTGCATTTTTAACAAGTTTCAATAATTGTTCTACTGTAGAAGCAAGAGAATTAATAAGAACTATTTATTCAGACAAAGAAGTAACAGATGTTTTTGGATTAACATCAACAGAACATAGTGTTATGTGTACTGATATGGCAATTTATAACAATGAAGAACATATTATTAAAAAATTACTAACAGATACTTATAGAAATGTAAATTTTTCTCTCGTTGCTGATTCTAGAGATTTCTGGAATGTTGTTACAAATATTCTCCCATCGCTACGAGAGGAAATTGAAGCACATAATGGATTCATTGGTATACGCCATGATAGCGATGAGCCAGTTCATGCTCTTTGTGGTATTCCACAGTTTAACTTCAATAAAATATTTGCGTTTGATAGTGATGTAATACATATCTCGGATGAAGAAGAATTTGAAGATTTTATTTATGAATTTATAAATGACGACTATCCAAGGGTTGATAAGCCTTTTGAAGCATATTTTGAATATACATCAAAGCCAGAAGACGAAGGACATGATAGTAAATTTTTCAGCGGCGTTTATAGAATAATTCCTATAAATTTTAGTCTTGATTGTGGCTTTGAAGAATATGGTTATGAAGTAGAAAAAGCAAGAGATAATCTTACCTATGAAGATAAGGGAATGGTAGAATCTCTTTATGAACTTTTTGGCGGCACGGTCAATTCAAAGGGTTATAAAGTAATGAATCCTAAGCTTAAGGCTGTATACGGGGATAGTATAACCATTCCAAGAGCAAAAGAAATTTATAGACGACTTGAGGAAAAAGGTTTCGCGGCGAACAATGTAAGCCTTGGTGTAGGTTCTTTTTCTATGGAGTGTCTCGAAGAAAATGGAGAGCTTAAGCCATTTACAAGAGATAGCTTTTCTATTGCAGTTAAAGCAACTTATTGTATTTATGATGACAATGGAGAAGAAAAAGAAATCTTTATTTATAAAGACCCTAAGGGTTGTTCTGGAAAGAAATCTCTTAAAGGGCTTTGTCGAGTGGCAGAGAGTTATGAGGAAATAAAAGTTGTGCAAGGGCTTAATCAGGAGCAATATGATTCATTGGAGCCGGTTAGTCTTTTTGTAAATTATTTTAAGGATGGTAATGTAAATAAATATTCATTTAAAGATATTCGTAGTAGAATGGAGGATAATATATAATGAGAAAATCTTATAATTTTAATTGTGCAGAAGCATTTGCTCATATAACCTTATCATGGAAGAGATGGGCTAAAGAAACTGGAGCAAAGAAATTTATTCTTGGTCTCTCAGGTGGGAAGGATAGTTCAATTGTAGCAACTCTTGCAGTAAAGATTTTCGGGGCAGAGAATGTTTATGGTATATTTATGCCTAATAAAGACAACAAAGACGAGAATCTTGTTAAGGAACTTTGTAAATATCTTGGTCTTGAAGAAGGAAAAAATTATTTTAAAGCTTCAATTTTTGATGCTTGTGAAGACATTACCTGTAAAATGATTGATAATAAAATTGATGTTTCTAAAAACACATCTGTTAATTTGCCGGCAAGACTTCGTATGGCAACTATTTATGCTTATGGACAGAGCCTTGATGCAAGACCTCTTTGTACTTCTAATCTCTCTGAAAATGTAGTTGGCTACTCAACTTTATACGGCGACCACGCAGGAGCATATGCCCCTATTGCAGAACTTACTGTAACAGAAGTTATCCAGCTCGGAGAATGGCTTGGTCTTGATAAGAAGTTCACAAGAAAAACTCCTGAAGACGGTCTTAGCGGCAAAACCGATGAGGAAAATCTTGGAATTACTTACGAGGAACTTGATAAGTTCATTAGAACTGGACAGATTTCCTCAGAAGAAAAGAGAGAAGAAATTCTAAAGAGGTATAAAGCAAATTCATTTAAAACGTCTACTGTTTCTATTCCATCTCCATTTATGGATTTGCCTTTTTGCATTGTGCCGTCAAATTGGGAATTTTAATTAAAAGGAGGATAATAATATGTATAGAATTAATCTTGTTACAACCAGTGATATAACTGAATTTACTAATATTTGTCAGAATATTGATGGCAGAGTTGAACTTTTTTGTAAGAAGAATGGCTACCGTGTAAATGGTAAGTCGCTTCTTGGCTGTCTTGCAGTAATGGAGTTCGAGGAAGCCTATGTCGATAGTGATGATGATATTTATGGTAAGATTGAAAAATGGGTTATGAATGGTGATGATGGTAATTATATTCATGAATAAGTCTTTACTTTTTCTTAAAAATGTGATATAATTATTATAGTAAATAAGAAAAGGAGAATGAGTATGTTAGAATTTTTAGTTGGTGCAAGACTTGTTGCCGCAGATGATACTGGCTTTGAGATAGTTGCTTCTAACAACAAAAGATATAGATTCAACTTTGAAGAGTATGAAGGAGATTATTGCGGCTATAATACAATAAATTCTTGTCTTCTTATTGGAGATGAGATAGAACAAAATCCAATTATTACCAAAGTAAAGCATACGACTATTGACGATGAATACTCTCAGGGTTGTGAAATAACTTTCTTTGGAGTAAGTAAGCCTATTTATACCGCGGCAATAGAATCAGGCTCTGGTAATGGTTGGTGTTATGGAGCAACTGTAAAATTAACTTGTAAGGAAGATGGCTTCGATGAAATTCTAACAAGTTGGTAATGGAGGGATATAATGTTTATACCTCAATTAAAAGATGTAAAAGATATTTGTCAAAATGTTTTAAAAGACTGTCGACTCAATCAGTCCGATGAATGTTATGGAGATAGTCTTAATTTCTTTGTGGAAAATGGATTCTTTTCTGAAGAATGTTGGAGCCTTGATGTTACTCTTGCGGCTCTCATTCTTCCTCGATTAATTTGTTTTAAGGATAATACCACTGGTTATCCAGCATCATTGGTAAAAGAAGATGATGAGGGACACATTATTGAGGAGGACGAATCTAATCAATTATGGCATGAAATACTTGATAAAATGGTTTATGCTTTTTGGATTATTATAAATGAATGGGGCGGCTATCCTATCGGTTTAAACGAAAAAGAACGAGAAGAATTAGTAGCGGCAAAGAAAGAAGGGTTAAAATTATTTGCAGAATATTTTGAGTCTTTGTGGGACTAAGGAGATGATATAATGGATTTTAATAAGATTTCTCTAAAAATGAAATCAAAAGCTCAGATGATTATTTCATATTATGATAAAACTGATAAAGGGTTATTAAAAACAGATGAAGTAATTCTTAATTGTACTCGTAAGTCATTAGAAGAGTCTTTAAATGAAACCAAAATAAAAGTTGAATATGTAAATGAAAAACCAACAAAGTTTCAAATGGGAGTATTGTATATTCTTGAAACTCCAAAAGGACAAAGGACTCGCATTTATACTAATCAAATAAATGGTTAAGTTTTTGTTGGAGAATATTTTATAAAAAATCACTTCTATTGTAGAAGAGGTTCGCCTCTTACTATTTTTACGAGGTGATAAATGTATGCCTTACGCAGATAAGCTTGAAAACGCTGCCATTGCAAAGATTCCTTATGATTCAAAAACATCAGACCCTTGCAATTGTGGTTGCACACATGACAAGCATAATCATGAACATGGTTATTGGGCACCGGGTTGTCCACCAACTTGGGTGCCGGGATGTCCACCAGCTTGGATGCCGGGATGTCCACCTCCGCCACCATATCCTTATCCATATCCATGCCCTCCTGTAAATCCGGGCGTTGGTTCAATTGAAGCTCAAATTACAAAGCTTTCCAAGAAAGCAAGTGTAATTAGAAAAATGATTGAGAATCTTGTTAATCGCAACAAACCAATTGTAATCAATATTGGTATGGGTGCAAGCTATAACTTTGGTTGCTATCTTAATGCTGAACAGACTGAAACAGATTATGGTAAGAGTGTTTTAGAAATGCTTCAAACAGAACTTGAAGCTATCAAAGCAAAAATTGTAGAATTAACAGCAGAACTGGAAGTAGCTGATGAGTCAACTGGAGCTATTGAGGAAACAGTGGTATAATTTTGAGCGAGGGCGGCAATAGTCGTCCTCAAACTCTTTACTTTTGGTTTAAAATATGATATAATATATATGTAAGATAAAGGAGGAACTTATAATGAGTGATATTTATGAAAAGGAAGAATTTGAAATTGTTTGTGCGGAATGTAGTAAGCCATTTACTTCTTACGATTCTCATGTAACCCTTTGTCAAGATTGTTGGTACAAAATTGTTCTTGGCGATATGGAAGAAGAGGGTAAGAATATTGGATAATTATTAGTCATAAAATATTGACTAATATTATAAACTGTGATATAATAAGTAAGGAGAAATGAAGTAAGACCTTTTCCTTCTATACTAAATGCTTGCCGGTTTGCTGGCAAGTTGGAGAACAATAAACAACGCCTCCACGTGGTGTTCTCTGGTAACGATTGGTAATCGGCTGAAGTTGTTTAAAGATTGACAAAAATCCTAAAATATGATATAATATTTATAGAAAGTTGGAAGTGTGGTTGAGTGGCTATAAAACACTCCCTTGCTAAGGGAGAGACCCCGAAAGGGGTTCAGAGGTTCGAATCCTCTCACTTCCGCCAATAAAAATCTTGACAAATATTATAAAATATGATATAATATTTATAGAGAATGGGATGTAGCCAAGGGGTAAGGCACATGGCTTTCGATGATAATATAAGAACTTTGATTGGTGCATAATCCAATATCATCGTCCAGAACCATGCATTCCGCTGGTTCGAATCCAGCCATCCCAAGAGACAAAATGCTCAGACCTCCACGTGGTTTGTCTTGGTAACGATTTTAAATCGGCGAACTTGAGCAAAGATATTGACAAATTCTATAAAATATGTTATAATATTTATAGAAAATAAGAAATGGCACAGTGGCGAAGCAAGGCTGAGACGCAGCAGACTTAAAATCTGCTACCCACGTGGTAAACATCGAGGATTCGATTTCCTCCTGTGCCCCCAATAATTTTCTTGGCTTGATGGTAGCCATCGTAATACCATCACCTCTTTCTGTGCCGTTAGTTCAGCAGGAAGAACACCATCCTTTATTTTAATAGCATAAGGGAATGCGTTTTCTAACTAAGTCTGAAAACCTTAAACATTTTAATTAAAAGTGTTGCTTTTATTCGAGGTGATAGAAATGACGAATAATTCAAAATATGTTTGTTCATTTGTACGTAGAAGAAAGAATGATTTAATTAATTTGTTTGATGGGAAGTGCTGTTTGTGTGGTTTTAATTTATTTCAAGAGGCATTAGAATTTCACCATGTAGTTCCAGAAGAAAAAGAATTTTCGGTTACTTCAAATAACATGAAAAGCCTAGAAACACAATTACAAGAACTAAAAAAGTGTGTTTTAGTTTGCGCAAATTGTCATCGAGGAATTCATGCGGGTTATTATGAAGTTCCGACTAATTGGAAGGAGTATTATGATGAAAATTATGCCAATATTTTAAGAGAAAAATTAAAGTTAACACAACATGGAAAACTTTTTTATTGTAAATCATGCGGAAAAGAAATTTCCAAAAAAGCACAATATTGTCCTGATTGTTATGCTTATAGTCAGCGACGAACAGAAAGACCGTCAAGAGAAACTCTAAAAGATCTAATTAGAAATGATACCTTTTCTAATATAGGAAGGATTTATGGAGTTTCTGATAACACAATTCGAAAATGGTGTAAAGCGGTCAATTTACCCACTAGAAAAACAGATATAAAAAATATTTCAGATTTAGATTGGGAAAAGATATGAGTGCAAGACTCATTTAAAGTACCATAAGATGGGAGTCCGGAGTTCGAATCTCCGACGGCACCCCAATCTCACCTGCCATGTGTAGGAGGAGTTCCTTAGAACGGATTATAATAAAAATCCGTTCTATGAATATAATGCGGTGTGGAGAAGTCAGTCATCTCATCTGTTTCATAGGCAGAAGAACGCTGGGGCAGAGCCAGCCTCCGCAACCATTGGTCGGAGTAAAGACTTTAAACTTACTCAATTGGTTTGAATAGTAACCTATCGCTATTCTCGGTTCTCGATGTAAAAAATCCTGAGTAAAATCGAAAATCTATAGTACTGGCAGACTATAGTACGCCGACTGCCAGCGGCGGTAAAATGTTTTGAGGATTTTATATAAAAATTCTCCGACCTTAGAAGAAGCTGGATGGTCTAAAAGAATAAACTTCTCCCAGTCCTTACAGAAGTTAGGACTTTAATATAACTATCTGGTCGGTTTCTTTGCAGGTTCTTTAATAAATATCGACAATGAAAAGTAACGCTGTAAGGGTTGAAAGTCCTCATTCTATTAAATTTCACCGAAGGCAGGTAATCGGGCGGCCCTCAAGGTGGAGCCACGAAAATCAGAACTGGTTTAATAGAAGAAAATGGTGCTATATAACTTGCCTTCACGTGGCGGCACTGTTACCACTAAAAGTTATTTAAGACACGTTCAGCAATTTATTTTATTCTTCAAATAATTTGAATGCTAATAGTTTTCTCACCTCATTGTGTCTTGTAAAAAATAAAATGAGGTTTGAATAGGTTCCGGCTCCGAATAGACCGGTGATTTTAGAGAAGTTTGTTAATTTTGTAAACTCTTAGTTTTAAGGAAACTAAATTAATAGAAAATTAAACGGTGCGGTTAAGTCTTCAACAAACCGTTACTTTGGGATGAAAGACAAGATAGCTATCGGGTTGGTAAACCTCGCTGCGGCAGAAGCTTCCACATTAATATTCGGCAAACTTATTGAAAAGTAAGGACGCAAAACTATAGGGTCTAATCCATAGATTGGAATGACAGCCAGTTGCTCTTATTCAATAAGATTGCTCCTTATGGAGAGTGATTTTATGAAAAAGATTTTTAAGAAACTGTTAGGCTTTGGTGTAGCCGCAGTTATGGTGCTTGGAAATTGTTTAATGGTATCGGCAAATCAGCCAACTGCAACTCTGAGTTTATCAGATGCTAATGCAATTGCTGGTAAGTTGGTAACAGTAAATTTAACAATGGAAACTGGCAATCTTTGTGCCGGCTATAATGTTGATATCGAATATGATGAGAGATTAACTCCTGTATCTATTGAGGGTGTAGTAGCATATGAACAGGACAAAAATGTTATATCTTTAGTTAATTTTACTGGAACATTTTTTGCGGATAATAAAGTTTATTCTTCAATAACTTTTGAGGTTCCAATGAATGTTGAAGTTGGAACTGAGTTTGAAGTAAACTTTAAGACCATTAGAGACTTTACAACCGATACAACAGAATTTGAAGATTATAGTCTTGTAAATTCTAAAATTACTGTTATAGAAGCACCAGCAGAAAATAGTATTTCATCTTACGTTATCTTTAACGAGGGGTCTAAAGAGGCTGAAGTAGGTTTAAGAGGAGATGCAAACAATAATGGTTCAGTTGATGTTCTTGATGCTATTGCTCTTTGCAAAGAAGTTATGGGCAATAAAAATCTTAAAGCTAATGAAAAGTTTTTTGGCGATGTAAATCAAGACGGGAATATTGATTTAATGGACGTTATTAATGTTTGTAAATTTACACTTAATGCGGATAAAGATTGGAATACAATTGACAAATAACGCGACCTCAAGCAATTGAGGTCAATAGATAGAAGTGTAGTTTAATGGAAGAACAATGTTTTTCAAAACTATGAATGAGGGTTCGACTCCTTCCGCTTCTGCCGTAGCCTATTTGCCTTTAGAGTTAATTAAAAGAGATTGGAAGAGTTTGAGCAAGTAGGTGAGTTGTTAAAGTGTTTATCTGTTTTACTTACTAATTAAAAAACAAAACAGATAGTTAGATTACTAACTTTAAGTAATCGGTTTGTGAGAGATTTGCCTGAAATTTTCTCGGAAGTAGCATCTTTCTTGGTAAAATGCCGGAGTACACTTCCTCCGTTAAAATAGATGCGTACGGTCTATGAAGATAAAGCATCCCTTAGTCAAGCGGTTAAGACACTGCCCTTTGTTTGATTAAGTCAAATAGTAGACGATAATCATTTTGTGTTCGAAAATTTTATAAATTGGTATTCATTTTTCTACATTATAAATGAGGTGATAGAAATGATTGGAATTTATAAAATTGAAAATCTTATAAATCATAAGGTCTATATTGGTCAATCAATTCATATTGAAAGAAGATGGAAAGAGCATTGTGCTAATTCTACTTCAAGTGTTATATCAAAAGCAATTAAAAAATATGGTAAAGAAAATTTTTCTTTTCAGATTCTTGAAGAATGTTTAGAAGAGGATTTGGATGAAAAAGAAATTTATTATATTAAAAAATTTAATTGTATTGTGCCTAATGGTTATAATATTAAAGACTATATTGAAGGAAGAGAAACAACTTTTTGTTATTATGATAAAGAAACTTTTCTTTCTATTGTTAATGATATTAAAGAAAATAAACTTTCTTTTCAATTCATTAGCGAAAAATATGATATAACAAAGAGATTGGTTTATTATATTAATAATGGAGATATACATCGTCTTCAAGATGAGAGATATCCATTAAGAGAAGTACAAGATTTTTCTAAAAAATATCACTATTGTTCTGTTTGTGGAATTGAGATTTCAAAAGGGGCAAAGATGTGTAAAACTTGTTCCAATAAAAACCAACAAATGGTTGATAGACCTTCGAGGGAAGAATTAAAAAAGTTAATTCGTGAAAAACCTTTTACAACAATTGGTAAGGAATATGGTGTTTCAGATAACGCTATTAGAAATTGGTGTAAAATTTATAATCTTCCCTATAAAAAGAGTGAGATAAAAAAAATAAACGACACAGAATGGTTATTAATATGAGTGCAAATCTCATATCAAACGCCACACGGCAGAGACATCAGTTCAAACCTGATAGGGATGAGATTCACAAGTGTATAGCCTCCACGTGGCGTGAATTGGGTAAAGCGAATATACACATAAAGTTAATAAAGACAGTTTCAGCAAATTTTAAAACTGATATATATATTATTAATAGTAATGATAGCTGAGTGGTTTAAATTTACTGTCTTGTTATTAAAAATTAAATAAAAAAGGAGCTTTATTATGACAGAGAAAGAACTTCGTTTACTGGAAATTGAAAATCGAATATCAAAACTTAAGGCTAAGCCGGTTATTAATCAGAGGCTTATTGCTAAGTGGGAACGTATTAAGAGAAATCTTCTTGCCGCTTAGTATAAAATGACATTTTCAGCAATTTTAAGTAAGAAAATAAGAATATTTTTTTAGATGTCGTGTTAGGAGGAATTTTCAATGAGTTTTATAAATGAATTTAACGCAATGACAAATATAAAAACAACAGAAAACGGTGCAGTAGCATATTCTAAGCTTGATAGTGATGTTTTATCATTTTTCGCCGCAATCGGTGGTATGAGACAGAGAGATGAAAAAGATATTATTGACCTCTATATATCAGCAAGAAAAGAGGACAAGGAACTTGCAGACAAGGTCATCCTTTATGCTCGTGATATAAGAGGCGGCTTAGGAGAGCGTAGAATTGGAAAGATTCTTCTTAAAACTCTCGCTAATATCGACTCACAAAAAGTTATAAGAAATTTTCAACTGTTTGTTGATATGGGTAGATTCGATGACCTTTATGTATTAGAAGGTACTCCAGCTGAAACTGCTATGTGGAATTATATGAAGGAAACTTTCCTCAATGACCTTAAGGCTATGAAGGAGGGTAAACCTATTTCACTTGCTGCAAAGTGGATGAAGTCAATCAATACTTCTTCAAAAGAATCCAAGAGAATTGCAAGAAAGTTTTGTATTATTGCTGGTGTAACTGAAAGAACTTATCGTAAAGCACTTGCCGCGCTTCGTAAATATTCAAATGTTGTAGAGGTAAAGATGTCAGCAAACGAATGGAATACAATTAACTTTGAAGCTGTTCCTTCAGTAGCGATGAAGAGATATGCAGAGGCTTTTGATAGACACTGCCCAAATACTTTTACAAAGTTTAAGGTTAATATTGAAAATGGTGATGCGAAGATAAATTCTTCTACTCTTTATCCATATGACATAATTTATCCATTCATTTACGGTGGTAATGCCGATAAAGAGATTCTTGAAGCACAATGGAAAAATCAGAAAAACTACTTTAAAGAAAATTCAAATGTTGTTGTAGCAGCAGATGTAAGTGGTTCTATGAGTGGTATGCCTATGGCTGCTTCTATTGGATTAGCCTTATATGCCGCGACTTTTAATCAAGGGCCATATCATGGTTCATATCTAACCTTTACGGATGAACCTCATTTTTATAGATTTGATGAAACTCAGTCGCTTGAATGGAACATTAAACAATGTACAAGAGAAATTGGATATAATACTGAAATGGATAAAATGTTTGAAGCTATTTATGAAACAGCAGTAAAAGCAAATGATGCACCTGATGCTTTAGTTATTGTTTCTGATATGGAAATTGATAGATTTATGCGTCCAAATGCTTGTGATGATATTATTACAAAGTGGGTAAACAAGTTTAGAGAAGCAGGACTTGAATGTCCTAAGATGATTTTATGGAACGCAGACTGTAGGCAAAATACATATCTTGCTCGTTCTAATAATCCGTATGTTGCTTTTGTAAGTGGGGTATCTGCTGGAACTTTTGCTAATCTTACAGAACTTATATCTTGTACTCCATACGAAGCTATGATTAAAATCCTTAATCAATATGCTTTTATTTAAGATATTATTTCTAATAGTCACTTATAATTAGGGAAGATAGATAGGAGTAATTAACCTATTGAAAGCTACATCTCGGTTTCTTCCCTGATTTAAAGAGATGAGGAGATGATAAAAAATGAAAGCAAAATGGGAAAAATTTACACAAACAGAATTACTATCCATATTTCAAAACAGTTCTTCAATTAAAGAAGCTATGCAAAAAATTGGATACAGCACTAAAGGTGGTGGATTTTACGAAATAGCAAAGAAAATTGCTAATATAATTCATTTTGATTTAACGATATATAGTCAACTTGAAGATTTAACGAAGAAAAGATTTGGAAAATTATTGGTAGAAGAACAGGATAAAGAAAAATCTAAAGAAAAACACAACACTTATTGGAAATGTTTGTGTGATTGTGGTAAAGAATGTTCTGTAAAAGCAAGTCATTTAAAGTCTGGTACGGCAAAGGTCTTGTTAATAAAGATTCATACAGCAATCTATATAATATATACATATCTTTTACAAAAGTAAAACAAATATATAATGATTTTGAATCTTGTGCGGCGATTAGTAATAATCGCCGTTTTGTTATATACAGAGGTTGACTTTATTTTTAAAATATGATATAATTATTATAGAAAATAAGAAAGAGGGGTTAAAATGAAAGAAAGAAAAGTATTAAAGAATTATACTTTAAGTGGAACTGTTCTTATTCCAGATATAGATTTTACTAACTGTGATTTTTGTAGGGATTATCCCGAAAATCCAATTAAAGTTGAAACAAAGGAAGGATTAAAGGACCCTTTATTTTGTCCATTGTGCGGCAAAAGATTAAAAGGAGAGATGTAAATGGGAAGAATTTTTGTTTGCGGCGACTGTCATAGATAGGAATGATTTGGAGATGATTTCTATATTAAGAGAAAGAGAGATATAATGATATCTATACTAAATTGGGAGCCTAGTGGGAGACAAGGAGAAATCCATAAAAGATGGAGTAAAGAAGAAGACGATTTTGTTTATGAAAATTCCATTCAAGAATGTTTATTACATTTGTCTCGTACTAAAAATGCAATCCAATTAAGAAAAACAAAATTAAATAAAGAGAGAGGGATAAAAAATGAATAGATTATTTATTACTGGAGATACTCATGGAATGAATGACATTCGCAAATTAACAAATGAAAATTTTCCAATTCAAGAAGAATTAGATAAATCAGATGTACTTTGTATTGCTGGAGACGCAGCCATATGCTGGACTGGTGGCAATACCGATAAACAACTTCAAAAATGGTATGAGGATAAACCTTTTACTACTCTTGTTATTGATGGGAATCACGAGGGACACGAATTGCTTTCTAAATTACCAATTATTAAAAAATTTAAAGGAAAGGTTCGTAAAGTATCTGATTCGGTATTTTATGCAATTCGTGGAGAAATTTATACTATTAATGGTAAAAAGATTTTAACTCTTGGGGGAGCTGAAAGCATTGATAAACAATATAGAGTAGAAGGATATAGCTGGTGGAAGGATGAAGAGATTACAATTAAAGATTTTAAAAGAACTATTGATAATCTTGAAAGAGAAAATTTTAAAGTGGATTACTTCATTACCCACACAGGTGGTGGAGAGGTTGCTAGAAATCTTGGATTTTTGCCTACTAACTGTGATAAGTATGTTAGTTTTTTTCTTGATACATTAAGAAATACTCCTCATTATTGCGCGCACTATCATATGGATAGAATCATTAATAAGCAAAGTAGAATTTTATTCAATGATATAATTGAACTTCCAAGTAATCTTGACTTTTAAATAAAAATATGATATAATTATTATAGTAAAAGAGGGGAGGATATGTTTAATACATCAACAAAACCAACGAGTGGAACTATTCATTTTAATGATGGCAGTGAGCTGACTTTTAACAACATTTTATCTGCCGAAGTTGAAATGGAAACTGGTTATGGGCGTTATAAAGAGGCTACCGTTACATTAAATCTTGGAAAAGATTTACATGGAGAGATATTTACCCTAACCGTTCCGAGTGAAAGGAAGGAGGAAAAAGAAGTGAATACTAACTTCTATTTAATTTCAGTTCGTTTTATGTCACGACCTGGCTGTTATAAATTTAACACCAAGCTTTATGACTATTATATCACTGCCGAACTTAAAAATAGTCTTGTAAATAGGCTTGGAATTGGTAGTGAAATTAAGATTTTGGGAAAGAGTGGTGAAGAACTTTACAGCGGAAATAAATTAAGAGTTGAAAATATAATGGGTTTTGAAACTCTTGAGGATGCAAAATTAGTTTCCGGGATTGAAGAGCTAAAAGAAATTAAAAATCTTGTCGTACTTGGAGAATATAGACTTGATTTGTCATCAAATTTTCCTAAGTATTCAATATATAAGAACAAGACCTATTATAATGATATTGAGGCTGAGAAGTATTGGAATATGTGTTCTTATTTTTTACCGCCTGCTAATGAAAATAAGGCTAATAAGCAACCTTTTAATGGACAGGAACTGTATGTAAGTACAGCTAATACAGAGCCTCTTTATTATGTGGCTAATACAGACAATAATAAAAATATAACAACAACGGAGGAAAAGAATATGAGTAAGAATATGTTTGGTAATATGTTTAAGAATATGAAGTTTGGTTTATTCAATAGCCAGTCAGTTAAGTACTCTTTTAATGGCATTGCCTTTAAAACTTCTAACGGCGACTATGTAACTTATAACGATGATTTCACATTTACAAATGTTGCAGATATGATTATTGATATGCCAATTTTCGCTATGCCGGTTAGTCGCGAGCAGATTTCAGTGGGCGATGTAATTCGTCATAATGATACTTGGGTTATTGTAAATGCGGTTTCTAGTACCGAAATCAAAGTAGCAAAGCCTTGGACTAAGGAAATCGTTACAGTTATTCCAGAAACTTCAATCTTCGGTTTCAGTTTCTATACTAAGGTTATGAATCCTTTTGAAGGCTTTGGTAAGGATGCAAATGCTGAAAGTCCTTTTGGCAATATCCTTCCTTTCCTCATGATGCAGGGTAGTGAGAGCGGCGACTCAATAAATGCTATGATGATGGCAATGATGTTTAGCGGCGGAAAGATAGATATGAGCAATCCAATGATGATGTACATGATGATGTCTCAGAATAAGGAAATCGACCCAATGATGATGATGTTCATGATGGGTAATAATCCTTTTGCTCCATCAAGGGAAACAATTACAGAGAAGCAGATTGATGAGATGATTGATTCTGGTTTTATTAAAGACCTGTATGAAAAGATTTCTAACAGTATTCTTACTGATATAAACGTAATCGAAAACGAGACTAAGGGAGAGTAATCTCCCTTTTCTTAATATAAAGGAGGATTATGAATGTACGTTACTAACGGAAGATTAGAGTTATTCTTAATGGAAAATCCAGACCTTAAAAATATGGTATCTTACTTAACTGAATGTCCTAAAAATGTTTTGCTTACTCTTGAATATTCTGATTTCTTTTATGAGAAAGCAGATAGCTTACTTATGTCTGGGCTTATTGAATTACATGGTGATAAAATATTTATGCCAATATATGATGTATTTGAAGATATGGAAGATGACCTTGTTGAAACTCTTGAAGTAGCACCTCTTACATCAATTA